ATACAAGGATAGCATAGTGGTTCTCACGCTATAGCGTGGGCTGCTATTGTTACATCCGTATCCAAGGTTTCCTACGACCTTCAAGTAGAGTGTGGCATACAGTTCCACGCTTTGTGATTTAACCCATCCTTTGTGGAAGCTGGAGGATAAATGTGTAGTGTATGAACGCAATTAAAAATTGGCTATTAGTTATTTGCACCATTCTATTAACAAATGGGTGTGCGCCACTTAGAACGCCTGTAATAGTAAGGAATGCCCCTATTGAAATGTATAAATACGCATACATTTCTCCGACAAAGGAATTAACATCAAGCACAGGAGGTACATATGGAGGGCAATATGGTATCTATGGCTCTTCAACTACCAAAAGTGTTAATCCGAGTGATGTGATAGCAGGAATATTGATAAAACAGGGATATATTATATTACCTGAGCTTAAATCTGAATTAGCTAATGAAACTCTAATCGTCAATTATGGCGAGAGTGGTAGGCGTAACAGAGGTTTAGGCTATACAATAGAAGTAACCATACAATTTAGTTCTGCAAAAACCAATGAAATGATATGTTCTTGTACAGCAGAGGGACAAGGAGAAACAGAAGCTGATGATATTCGCCAAGCTATCAGACGAGCATTGTCAAATTTATTCCCTGAAAAATAAAATTAATTAATAGCCAATAATACAATAAATTATGAAAAAGTTTATAGCATCATTTGCATTGATGGTTATTACGTTGGCATCATATGCCCAAGTTTATAAAATGTATAGTACACGAAACTATCATAACCAGCTTCGTTTAAATACGATGACAGGTGAAGTACAGCAAATTCAGGATGATGGTCAGTCTTGGATTGTTTGCAGTGCAAGAGAAATATCAGGGGATAAGGAAAGTAGGTTTTGCCTTTATGAAACACAAAATATGTGGACTTTCATAATGCTTGATACATATACAGGTAAAAATTGGCAAGTTCAATTTAGTGTAAAAGGTGAAGATTATATGTTTGCTACCCCAATCAATATCTTTTCTCTTGCATATCCAAAAACAACTTCAAATTGGACTAATAGGTTTCAGATGTTTGCCACCCAAAATATGTGGACTTTCATACTGTTAGATTCGTATAATGGACGACTATGGCAAGTCCAATATAGTACACAAGATTTAGATAATCTATTTTGCATACCTATAAACAAGTACGAATTAGTATCAGATAACGAAAAATGTATATTCTCTATTCAACCATTGACAAGTATGTATCAATACTATCTCATAAATGATAGAACAGGTGATATGTGGAAATTCCAATGGAGTACCAAAGGGGATGATTATAGGTGGATTGAAAAATTTAAATAGCCTTTATTCTCTGATATGCAGTTGGTTTTACTTATAGTTGTGGTTTTTCTTGTCGCTATTTCTGTTATTGCAGTAGTCACACTACGAATACGCCTAAAAAACAAGTCCAAAGAACTTTCAGAAAAGTTAAGTCACATTCCTCGCTATAGCGATAAATCCAATTATGAGCAAGCAAAAGAGAGATTATCGGCATTAAATAACGGAGCATTTATTGATATTCTGACCGACCTTAATAACGTATTTTCAGGGAAGATAATCTCTGCAACGCAGGAAAAGGATTTTGTCAGTCATTATAAGCCACATTTTCAGGAAGTATATTCGCTTTATAAGAAACTTGAAGCCTTTAATGTTACTCCATCTGAAACCATATCCAAATTCATCAATGATTTTGGAACTATCAATAAACTCGTAAAACTACATAATGAGGGGGTCATTACATTCCTGCTTGACACGCATAAAGATTTTTTTGACCATTGCCTAAAATATCCATTAGACAAACAACAAAGACGCTCAATCGTTTCAGAAGAAGATAATTGTTTAGTAGTCAGCAGTGCAGGTAGTGGAAAGACTTCATCCATCGTAGGGAAGGTAAAGTATTTGACTGAAATAAAGAAAATCAATCCTCAAAATATCCTCCTTGTCAGCTACACAAACAAGGCAGCCGCAGAATTAACAGATAGAATGGGTATTGCAGGTTTGAGAGGGTACACTTTTCATAAACTTGCCCTTGACATTATCGGACAGACAGCAGGACAAAAGCCGTCAATATGTGACAATACGGACGCACTCTTTGTGAAAATCTACCATGAATTATTGAATGATAAGAAATTCAAGAAAAGCGTAATAGAATACTTTATTGATTATCAAACACAAGAAACAGAATGGGAACAGCGAAAGAACGAACGTAGGCAACACCTTTCAGAACAGAAGGATGTACGTTTGAAAGCATCGTTTCCCGATATGGACGGAAAACCTGTTTATGTACGGAGTGAACAAGAGCAGAAAATATGTTTTGCGCTATCTTCTCTTAGCGTAAAATTCAGATATGAAGAACCATACGAACATCCATTGGCGGACGAGATGCACTCTCAATACAAACCGGATTTTTCCATATATTTTGAACAAGGTGGAAAAACAAGGCGAATATATTTAGAACATTTTGGAGTAGATGAGCATGGACTTGTTCCTATATGGTTTGCCAAAGACAAAGGCATTACCTATGAAGAAGTAAACCAAAAGTATAACGATGGCATAACATGGAAAAAAGCGGCACATGAGAAATTTGGTACAGAACTATTGACAACTTCAAGTGCAGATTTCCATTATTCCGATATTCGGGAGAAGTTGAAAACCTTATTGGAAAGGGGTAATGTTCCCATCCAAGAGAAAACAGATGCTGAATTATACGATATGGTTCTTCCCCCGAACAGCAAGCAGGAAAAGGCTTTTATCCGCCTTGTAGTGACTTTCGTGACATTGATAAAGTCAAGTTGCAAATCTGTAGATGAAGTATTAAGGCAAACCAAAAATGCAGGAGACAAACGCAGTACATTCATTATTAAAAATATCTTTTACCCCGTTTACAAACAGTATATTGAAGAACTGAGAAACAGCAATCAAATAGATTTTACCGACGCAATACTGCAAGCTACCGATATTTGCCGCTCCTATCACCCCGTGAAGTATGACTATATCATCGTAGATGAATTTCAGGACATATCAGTTGACCGTTACAACTTCTTGAAAGTATTGCGAGAGGGGAATCCGCCTGCAAAGTTATATTGTGTGGGCGATGACTGGCAGTCCATATATCGTTTTTCGGGGAGTGATATGGTGCTTTTCAGTCAGTTTTCAGATTACTTCGGCCAGACGGAAATCAATAAGATTGAAACAACATACCGCTTTGGAGAACCCTTGGTAGGGCTGTCCTCACAATTCATCCAGCGCAACAAAGCTCAAATTAAAAAGAACATCCATTCTTTTGACCCGCAAGTTAAAACAGAATTGCAGTTCTGTGATTATGACAGGCGCGATTATTGCAATGTCGTTGGACGATTGGTAGCGTCAATCCCATTGGACAAATCCATATTCTTGCTGGGAAGATATTCCTTTGATGACTACTACCTGTCGTTCATGTATAAATCCGTGAAAGAAGGTAATCGTTTTTTCTATATCATTGGAGACAGAAAAATAGAGTTTCTGACCGTCCATAAATCCAAAGGACTTGAAGCGGATTATGTGATAATTCTTCAGTGCAACAAGGACACATACGGGTTCCCCTCACTTGTAAGCGATGACACGGTGCTTAATTATGTCCTGACAAAAAGCGACCAATATCCATACGGTGAAGAACGCAGGCTGTTTTATGTAGCCATTACCAGAGCGAAAACCAAGACCTATGTACTGTATGACAGACGTTTCCCCTCCGTTTTTGTGGACGAGTTCTTGCACCCGGAGAAAGTCACGGAAGATAGTTATACCAAGCATCCAAACGCTAACAAAAAGTGGACACGCAGCGCGGATAACTACCTGCTTACCCTTTATCATGAAGGGAAAAGTATAAAATACATAGCCGGGAAAATGGGCAGAAGCCAAACATCTATAGTAATGAGGTTGGGTAAATTAGAAGGGAAACGGCAATAAAATACTGATTTTTTTCGTTTGTCGGAAAATTATGTTACCTTTGCATAGAGTTGTTTGACAGAAAAACACTGCATATCACAGAAGTTATGACCGTTGCCAAGTCATTACCTCGCTTTTAGTAAAAAGTGCGTAAGTCGCTTATTTTTAATATAATCCTATCTAACCTTGCTTTTTTAGTTGCAAAATTAGTTTTTACCTCTCATTTTCGAGTTATGCAGACTATGGACTAATATAGTCATTATCAGGTCA